GTACAGCAGGTTCCCACCAGTCAACACGTCGAACACCCCAAACGCTACGATCGGTACCCCTCCCCAGGCTGCATTCGGTGCCGGGAAGGTGATCGGGACATTGTTCGACGTGATGCCAGAAGTCCCTGTCGACGCTACCGTAGTGGTCGGTCCCTGAGTCCCCGCCCAGTTCGCGAGCGAGCTTGTGACCGAGGCGCGCGCGTAGTTGCCACCGCTGACTTCAGTACCCCCGCCGGCCGCGGTCGGGGCAGCCGTGAAGAGGCCAAACCAGAGCGTGCCAGGTCCAGTCAGGGCAGCCGCGGAAGCGCCCGTGAGACCGATTGCCTGGCCGCGAAAAAACCAGTCGATGAATGCGTTTTCCAGCTTGTTTGAGAGTGCGGCCATTTGAAGCTCCCTAAGTGGTGGTCACCGCGGGGGTGACCGTGACGGAACCCGAGAGCAGCGTGGTCACCACCCCCGCGGGTGAGACGAGATCGAGGTCGTAGAAACCGGCAGTCCACGTCAAGGCGAGCGTGTCGAGTGCTGCGATCGTCAGCGTGATGACGCTGTTGGCAACGTCGAATGTGATGCGCCCGGTCGTTGCACTGTCGAGGCGCAGCAGCTCGACGCCGTAGGTAATGACGGGTTCGCCGATCGCGTTCGAGTTCGTGAGATCGAGCAAGCCGTTTGGACTGATATAGGTGAGCGAATTAGGCCCCGGCGTGGACGCAATCTGGTAGGTGCCGTTGTAGGTAGCCGCCCCCGCTCCCGTGATGCCTGAGACGGTCAGGATGTTGCCGGGCGACAGCCCGTGCGGATCGCCTGAAGTCACCAGTGCCACGCGGTTCCCCACGTGGGTCAGCGAGTACGAGTGATAGATCCCAGTCAGGGCCAGTGGTATCGGACTGGTCTTGATCGACATCCGGCCCGTGAAGCCCGTCAGATCCTGCGGCGAGTAGTACTGCAGGAATCCGCCCGACATGTAGGGCTGGAACAAGCCCGCATGCACGTCAGGCAGTGCGATCGTGTTGGGATCGATCACCGTCGCCAGGTGGTAGTCGGAACGCTGGAGCGGCAGATTCACAGCATTGATTGCCGTCATGCCCTTCACACCCGTGATCGCGACTTCCCAGTTCAGTGGCACACCGTGCAAAGGCACCGTGAGCAATGCGGGTGCAGTTTGCGCGATGGCGGTGATCGGCTTGAACACGACCGGTAGCACACCCCAGCGCACGAGCTGCGTGAAGGTCGCACCCTGCTGGGTGGTCAGATCGTGGGCGCGGACCATCCTAGATTCCCCCGTACTGCGTGATGCGAACCTTGCTGCGCTGGCGCTGCTGCTCGAACCTGGCCCACTCGCAATAGGTGTGGAATGCAGTCTCATTCTCCTGACTGCGCCCACGGTTGAAGGTATCGGCATCCTGCTTGCCGTAGGCGCGATGGCGCATCCACTTCAGCAGGTTGCGGTGGTGGCGCGGATCGACTTCCATCAGCGCGTCCTCAGGGGAGGAGGAATCGATCTCTGACACGAGGGGCATGCGCCAGACCGCGAGCTTCGCCGAGTCGTTTTCCATCGGCACTTGAATCCAGCGGCAGACCCCTTCCTGCTCGCCAATGACCATCGAGGTCACCACCCCCGGCAGGTAGTCATAGCCAATCGGGGGCACCACGCCATAGTCATTGAGCGGCGGACGGGGTGTGTCTTCGACGTTCAGGATGATGAGCGGGCGCCCCGTCGAGCCGAATACTGCGCGGCGGATCTTGATGATCCGCCGGTCGAGCGGCGCGTACATGTTTCCGGTGATGATCGGGATCTGGGTCATCGGACTGGAGATGTCGCCGATGCCATCAGTCAGGCGCACGAACATCTCGAACGCATCCGAGAGGTACTCCCAGACCTCAAGATCGCTCCAGAGGTAGGGCGCCGCGGTATCCACCACGTCACTGCGAAACAGGTTGTACAGCGCCTGAGGTGTCATTCGTTTGCCACTCTGGCGGCCTGGAATTTTTCCCAGGCGGTATCGCGTTCGCGGGTTTCCACCTCGAAGCCGGTGAGATCACGCAACGCGCGTGGATTAGGTCGACCCTGGCCGGTAAAGTCACCGCGGTTGTTGCGTCCGCGCAGGATCTCGAAAGCTCTGGCGATGGCGCCATCACGCTCAGCCCCCGTCAGTGGAACCACCTCAGGGGGCAAGTCATCGAGCAGATCAGGTCGCTCGCCTTCCGTTGGCTCCGCGCCGAAGGCGGCAACCTCCTTGACACAGACCGGAGGCACAAAGGTCGGCTGCCCCTTCACGAAGGTGATGACGTGACCGTTGGTGGAACGATGGGTGTGGTTGCGATTTAAAACGAAGTCAGGCATGGCGGTGGTCTCTCAGAGTGGATGTGGAGAGGGGCGATCGCTCGCCCCTCCTTCCTCAGACGCGAAGGCAACCGATCAGGTCGTCTTCACTTCGTTGGCGCGGCCGTCGATCGTGTACCAGAAGCGGATTCGCACCCGGCCCTGCGTCGCAGCCAGGCCCCCGGTGAATGTCAGCGTCGCGCGCACGTCGTAGCCTGCGGCGGCATCCGTTCCCTGGTTGATGACGTAGCTGTAGCCGCCCTGGTTGGTCTCTTCACCAGGGATCGTCAGTGGGATGCGACCCACCGTGTAGGTCGCCACCACCGGACCTGCGGACACCGCGTTGCCCGTGTCTGCATAGGCCGCCGCATTGATGTACTGAATGGTGGTCGGTGTCACAGCGGTGACCGTAAACACGCCGTTGTAGGCCGTCGCGTTTGCCCCCGTCGCCCCCACGACGGCGATGATGTTGCCGATCACAAGGTTGTGGCCCGTGCCGACCGTCAGGGTCACAACATTCCCCACGTGCGCGCCCGACACATAACCCGTGCCGCCCAGGGCGGCCACCTTCAGTGAAGTCGGCGGCAGGAACAGCGCACCGCTGTTGATGTCCCCAAGTGACAGGAAGACCGTGCCGGTGCCGGGAGCGGCGAAGACGAACGGCTGCTCGATCTGGATCTCGCCGCCAACGATCTGGGTGTTGATCCCGAGTGCGATCACCTCGAAGAAGGTCGACCCCGTATTCGGATTCGGGTTGTAGAGCACCCCCGACAGGAGCGGTGCATAGGCCGGCGGCGTATAGACCCCGTTGATCAGGCCTGTGGCAATCGCCGTCGGACCGTAACCAAAGTCCGTCAGCGGGGACTTGAGGTTGAGATCAACCTGAGGCGCCACCAGGCCGTTGGGGAAGTTCGGAGCACCACCGAGCGGTGCCATGAGGTCGTTGTAGTTGAAGACGAACTCCGACACCAGCAACCATTGAGCGCTACGTGCGCGTTTGATGATGGGCATGTGAGTCTCCTTATTGCGCGGTGTAGAGCGAGATCACGCCGAAATCTTCGACGGTGCCCCCGCTGTACTGCGTGTAGAACTGGGGCTTCAGGAAGCCCAGGACCTTGCCCACCGAGATGCCTTGCTGGTTCTCGTAGTCGAAGCCCTTCTCGACCCACTCCGAGATTCCGATGTCGGCCATGCCCATGGCTTGGGCGCCGCAGAACAGGATCTGGCAGCCGTCCTGCATGCCAGTCGGACCCCACTTCGAGCCGGCGGGCGACAGACGCGTGTTCGGCACGTGGCGGAACTCATGCAGGTAGAGCCCGTCGACCTTGACCACATCACCTGTGAAGATCGGGTTGTCCTCGCTGCGCTTCTCGGCGTAGCGCAAGTTGTTCAGGTAGTCAGGATCAAGCTTCAGTTTCGCCATCGCCTGGGGCGACAGGAAGACGTGATAGACCTCAGCACCGCCCTTTTCCTTCACGCCGCGGATGTAGTTGTCCTTGGCATAGGCTTTCGCCTGCACCAGCATCGGGTAGCTCGGCGTATCTTTTGCGACGATGGGACCGGTACCGACACCCCACTCCATCAGGGCTGTGGCTTGATTCCAGCGCCCGAATCGCTTGGCGGACGGCGGGTTGACGTCGACAGCGAACTCAAGATAGGGCAAGTCCGAGCCGATCCGCCCGACGGGTGAACCGATTGCGCTGTTACGCACACCGTAGTTCAATCCGGCCAGGGTCAGGAAACCCAACTGGTCGATCCGGTCGGAGATCCAGTACGCGAGCTTGTCGCGGGAATTCTCACGGAAGTTGACCACGGTCTTCTGGTCAGCGAGCCGACCTTCGTTCCGGTTGGCGTTGCGGAGCTGGTCGATCCGAATCACGCGATCGTAGGACTTGAGTTGCTCTTCGTTGCCTTCCAGCGTGCGGTCGCCTGCGATACCGTCCCCTTCGAGGTCGGTCAGCAAGGTGATGACGGCACGGGCGCCCTTCTCGGTTTTCTTGAGCTGGGTGATGTGCTGGATCAGCGCGTTTTCGTCTTTGCCGAGGAACTTGTTGATGAAGCTCAAGTTCCGCGCCTGACGCCAGAAGTCCAGCGACCAGACGGTTTTTTGCTCGGTCGTCAAGACCGCAAAATTCGTCATTGCCATGATTGGCAAGCTCCTTTAGGAACGAACAAGATTCCGACGGACTGCGTCGGAGTGCAGATGGCATGTCGCTGCCACGCGCGCGTTGTTCGCCCTGTACGGAGGTCGCCACGGGCCTTTTGTCGGGGGCCAACCGGGTGCTTCGCCAGGATGTCGCTCCTGACCGGCGAGTGAGACTACCTTAGACTGCGCCAGATCTCATCAGAGCGCAACACAAACAAAAATCTGTCACGACAGCGGTTGCGTCGGCGTCGCAGGCAGCGTCGCCATGTAGCTAGCAGCATCGCCGGGCACCGAGATCGTGCCCGCGCGAAAACCTGCCAGGTCGATTTCAAGCTTCGTCCAGACCGCGTCATACCACGCGAGGAAAACCTCACCCTCGTGCCGGTACTTGGGGTTGGAAGAAGCGACCATCGCCATGAGACGCGTGCCGTTTGCCCACCGCCAATTGGCCGCGGTACCTTCGAGCAGGTTCTCGACCAACGACGGGAGCTGATAACCGTACTGGACGATCATCAGCTCTAAACTAGCCACCACCGTCACGCCATTCCATATGCACACCATCTGATCCGCCGGCAAGACGAAGTCATACAGCACGGGGGTCCAGCCGTACGGAACGTAAAATGGATTAGCGGCGATATAATCAGCCGAGGAACCCTCGATCGCCGACAGGTCGATCACCATGATGGTATTACCAGATGACGCAAGCACGACGTTCTGCATAAGACCTCCTAGTTCGCGGGGTATACCACTACCGACCCAGACAAGATGATCCCATAGGCAGTGGAAGCTGCGGCACCCAAACTTGCGCCAATAGTGATTGGACTAGCTGTGGCGCCGCCATACGTGATGCCGGGGCTAGCCGAACCCCCGTAGGTGGGTGAATAGTTGCTCGGAAAAATCTGCAAATTGTCCACGCCCACATTCGTAATCGGTCCACTATCGTAATACTGCGTCCCCGCACCATTCGTTCCCAAGCCATAAAGATTTGCTGGGCCCCACCGTAAGATCAATGGACCGCCAACAGCGCACAGATAACCAGCCATCCGCACCGTCCCATTCTTCCCCATCACACCGCCAGGTATCGTAATACCCATGAACGTCGTGAGGGCTACGATTGGGACATAGGCCGTGCCAGTGCCAGACACAGCCGGCGGCGCAACGGGAAGGTAGGGCGTCGTGCCGACGGGCAACGTGATATTGAAAACGGTCCCGTTCTGATTGCCGGCTGCGAACACCGTCCAATAGCTACCCGCAAGACTGCCTGCATAGACAGCACCCGCCGGAAACCAGAGCCACGAGCTAAGGGTTGAGGCAAAGTTCGCGGCTATTGCCACCGTCAACGCCAGCGCGCCATTTACCCCGACAGTGCCCGCTGGTGCGATGCCAGACGCGATACCCCAGCTTGCGATGACTTTAGGCGCATTCGCCCCAATCGAGCCCGCGGTGAAGCGCGCTTCGGCTTTGCTGCCCACAGGCCAGCTAACGGTGGTCGTGCCCTCCTGCGCCCGCACGACCGTCAGCGTGTCGGTTGAACGTGCGGTGCACTTCACAATCTCCCAGCTCGACTCAGCACCTGGCTGGGTCAGCGTCAACATGAAGAAGTCGCCGCCTGTTGGACTGGGGAACTTGCTGCCAGTACCCGCCGCGACCACGATTGAAGTTGTGCCCGCATCGAACTGGATACTGCTGGCTGCGTTGTTCGCGAAGAGCTGCGTCATGGCGTGTTACTCCCGTCGAACCGGAGGCACGGGCGTGGTGACCGCGACCGTGCCCGGTGCAGGCTGCGACGGCAGACCGCGCATGCGACGCCCGGTCTCGCCTAACCACCAGCAAAAGTGCTGCCAGCCCCGCCGCAGCGCGTCCATCAGACGGTGGTGATGTTTGAAGGGACCTGGATGCTCACCGTGCCGGCAGTGCCGACTGTCAGTTGCGCGGTGGCAGCCGGGCCAGCCGGCGCGCCAGCAGCGTCGACGTCCTGCACGGTGATCGTGTAGGTGCCAGCATCCACCTGGACATCCACAGTGACTGCGCCCACCGGCTGCGGCGGCACCACGGGGCTGGCACCCAGCGGATCAGCGTTCAGCAGGGTGACGGTGACAGAAGCGGGCACAGTGCCAGCGGGTGCATCGAAAGGTACGTACGTCCAGTTGATCGTGGTCATGATGTTTCCTTTAGGGTGGGTGCTA